CCATGCCAGAGCATGGGAGACGGCCCGAGCGCAGTCGGTGACGGACCGTAACCGATGCCGTACCCAAAGGGTGACACGCCGGCATCGCCCTGGCGAATGTCGCGACCGTAGCAGATGTACGTGTCGGTACCGTTGTAGACGGCCACCACGTTCCAGCCACCCTCGGACACGCTGGCAGTGATCTTGCCGCGGATGGGCGTCTCGTTCGGCAGACCGTAGCCAGGTGTGACCACCAGTTGCCGGCCTGAATCGGGTCCGCTCACCTGGAGCCGAAACAGACCCTTCAGGTGGCCAGTGAAGATCGCGCCGCCCATCGTGTGGCCAGCGATGCCGTTCTCGTCGTCGACCACGTAAGAGAATGCAGGGGTGACATTCGGTGAATGTCCAGTGGTACCGTCGATGTCGTACAGGCCGTTTGTCTTGGCGATGTAGACGTGCTGGTTGGTAGCGATCAGCCGATTGATGCCGTAGGCACTGTTGGCGCCCTCACCGATGGCGATGCCCGTCGCCCACGATCCACCAGTGAGCGGCGCCGTGGCACAGTTGGCGATCGTACTCACGCCGTCGCTGGCAACCAGCCGGTAATCGGTGTTGTAGAACACCTGCGTCAGGTGCTTGCGGTTGATGCCGCTAGAGCCAGCATCCCACGTGCCGGCCGACTTCTGGCGCAGCAGATCGGGCAGGCTGCTACTGGTCGACCCTGCCGCGGTACCCACGTACAGGTTGCCGATAAACGGCTCCATCGACCACGCCACCTTGCTCGCACCGAGGTCGAGATCCTGCGTCACCGCGCCAGTACCGCCCGCGATCTTGTAGATGTAGCGGCCGGCGCCGATGTACAGGTCGCCGCTATAGTCGCGCGCACAACGGGCGTGGTCCGTCGACCCGGTGAGCGTGACGCTGTTCATTTGCGGGCCCGGCATGACCAGCCGTGGGTGGCGACAGTCCACGTTGGTGCCGTAAGCGTAGGTGCCGGCGATGAGCCGCCAACTGTAGAACGCGCCCAGGTGGAACGTGTCCAGCGCCAGCGGCTCCGTGGTGTAGTCCGGCTGATCCGTGGCGAGCTCGGGAATGTGCGTCTCTGACGTACCCGGTGCACCATTGCGCGGAAGATAGATGGTATACAGGTCACCATTCAGCTCGATTGACTCTCGAATCCCACTCATCCGCGCGACAGGACCTCGAACTGGTAACGATCGCCGCCGGAGCCAGCCACACGAATCAGACTCGTCCAGTGGTCATCGCGACCGATGTCGTCGGCTCGTTGCAGGTGGTCAGTCTTCCAGGCGTTCGCCTCGACACGGGCTGCTGCGGCGAGCTTCTCGAAACGGTCCTGCTCAGAGGCTTCGCCCCACTTGGCAAGCTCTTTGTAGATGTACCACTGGCTGATAATCTCGAAACCCTCGAGGTCAAGCAGTGCCGCGTCCGACTCGACTACCAGGCCCTCCGTCGAAGCGAGCTGCCACGTGCCGCCCTGGAGCAGCCACCAGCTCATGGGAATGAACAACATCACTTTGAGCGTGTCGCCAGTGTTGATGGGCATGCCGATTTCGATGCGCGGGTTGTCGGCACCGGGCACCCACCGCCAGCGAGGCATCAGCAGATCGTCATCGTTCACATCGGCGCCAGACGGCCGGTAGTAGACCTCGACGATCTGATCTTCTTCGACCAGCCACGGATAGGCCGCACCGATCTGATACTCGCGCTGGTTGGTGACACCGGAGATGCTCACCTTCTGGATCGTCCAGCACTCGCTCAGCACCTTGTTGACGATCTGATTCAGGCCAAGCCGGCCTTCCATGCGCGTCGGTGGCAGCTTGCCGTAGAACTCGACGCTCACCGCATTGCCGATGGGATTAGCAAACGCGTGGTCGACCGTGATCGTGCCGGTACCGGTGTCGAGCCCGCGTTTCTGGATGCGGCGCGCCTCGAGACTGCTCGGCACGTAGGCCCAGCAGTCTTTGAGGAACGACGCCTCGAGGTCGGTCGAGGTCAGGCTGCCCACCACAAGCTGGCTGGACGTGGCGGCTACGCCGGTTGTCGACGTGTACAGGTGGAAGCCGGCAGCCTCGCCTGCCCGCTGGCGATAGTTCGTGAGCGTGTAGCCCGGAACACTCGGAGCACCAGTGATTGCCGCGCCGGTAACGGTAAAGGAGGTTGGCACGCTACGGGACCACCATCGTCAAGGGATTGATGAACGTCTCGCCGGCCTTCGCAGCCCAGCCGTAGAAAGTCCCGGTCCCGAGATACACCGTGACCTTGCCAAATGTATCGGTCGTGGCGCTGGCAACCGTGTTTGTGCCGCCGCTGTCAGTGGTCACCCAGAAAGAGGCGCCGGCTACCGGGTGGGTGGCATCGTTCTGCACCGTTACGGTGACCGTGTTGGCGCCCGCGCCACCGCCGAGACTGCCAAGTTTGTTCCCGGCTGTGCCCGCACCGTAGGCGCCTGGCACGGCCGTGGACCACGGATCGGAGGTTGCCTGCCGGCTGGAGATCGCCGCGTCCAATCGGCTCAGGCCGAGCGCTGTGGCGTCCTGCGGGTTGTAGGCCACGAGCAGCACTTCTTCTTCCACCTGCACCATGCCAGCGGCGCCACGAACTACGACTACCACGCTATCTGCTCCTGTCGCGAATGCGGCGTCCGGGACGTCGAGGCGGTACAGTCCCGGCGCGTTGGTGGCATCCACTTCCACCCACCCGCCGGATGACCACGCCGCACTCGACGATGCCAGCGTAGCCAGCGTGATCGCCACAGCGGCGGCCCGATTACGGACGTAGTAGGCCGTGAGGCCAGCCGCATTGTAGGCGATGCCGGTCTTGCGACCGCCGGTCGTCGACGCGGAATCCAGCGCGACCACGTAGAGCGTTTGCGAGGTCGCACCCTTGGCAATTTCCCGCACCTATGCCATCCCACCGGACATCTGGCGGAAGCCGCCTGCCAGCGCTTCCTGCTGCATCTCGAACGGCACCCCGCCACCCGCGCCAATGTACGCATCACCCACCTTGTACTCGTCGGTGTACGTCTCGAAATTGCCAGCCATGCCGTTAGCGGTGTAGATGCCACCGAGCACCTTCGCGTAGACCCGATTCGAGCCTACCGACGAATCGGTCGTCGTGGTGTCGAGCGTACCGTTGATGTAGACCTGATAAATCTGGTTCGCGCCCGACCAGTCCGAGAGCATCTCAACGAGGTACCACGTATCGGTGGTGAACGTCTGCTGCGTCAGACTGACCCTGACTACGGACCCGGCGCGGTTGGTGTAAATGAGGCTCCACGTGCCGGCATTGTTCTCAAAGTTGACGCCATGCGTATCGTTCGCATCATGCAATTGCAGCAGGTAAACTTCGCCGCCACCCACATTGTTCTGATGCACTCGGAATTGGCATTGTGCACTCAACACGCTAGTCGTGGTGGTGACGGTCGTGCCCTTGCAGGTCGCCTCGTTACCACCCCCACCAGTTACCAGTGCATCAGAACCGAAACTCCCGGCGTGAGCTGAAGCACCATTCGCGGTCAACGTGGAGCCCGCACCGCTCACCGTCGTAGCTGCCCACCCGGTATAGTTGCCAGATTCGAACGCATCCGAAAATAGAATCGCCATTTACGGAGTCACCCACCATTGCGCCGGGATCGGCTCACCCAGGTTGGCAACGTGTACGCCGATCGTTGGCACCGTCAGGTCGAATACATGCACGCGAATCTGCACCGGCGCTGAGGGCCACAACGTGGCGATAGCCGTCTGAATCTGGGCCTCAGCCTGAGCCGGCGTGGCAAACGGGTTCGCCGTCCGCCACGCCGTATAAATTGCCCGTGCATAGGCCACGTCACCAGCGCTCGGCCGGCCAAGGCTGAGCAGATTGGTAGCGTCTGCGCCAGACAGATGGGTGAGCGCCGGCATGGTCCTACGAGAACGTGATGGTGATCCCGCCCGGTGTGCCACCAGTGATCGCAACAATGCCGTTGGCCATCGGAAAGTTCAGGTCGACGTCTTTCTTGCCATCAGCGGTCACCCACTGCCACACGCGGTTGTTGCTGGTAACCGGATCGTCGTAAATATCCAGCGTGAAGGTTGTGCCCACAGCCCAGATACTGACGTGCGCGAGCTTCCCGCGGGTGGCCTTCAACACCGTGGTGCTGGCATCGGTGATGAGGCATTTACGCTCGGCGTTGAAGACCTCGTTACCGATGACGCCACCCTGACTGAGAGCGCCAACCATCAGTCGACGACGACCGCGGCTACGCCGTACAGGTCGGCATGGCCAGTGGTGCTGATCGACAAAGCCGACATCACGATCCGATCGCCCGGCTTGAACGAGCCGACATCTGGGTCGCTGTTGGCGAACTCGCCGGTGGCGGTAGCCAGGAGGGTAGGCTTGTTGCCAGCCACTGACCAGACAGATGTGCCGTTGATGGTGATGTCGCAAACCGTGTTGCCACCACCGGTACCCGCGGTACCAGCGTAGAACTTGATCCCTTTCAATCGGCCGTAGGTGACCGCGATGTACTTCCACAGGACAAGGTTTGCAGTGACAGCAGCACTGCTATAGCCCTGGATAGAATCGCAAACGGAATTGGTTTGAACGCGTGTGCCTGGCATTTGAGGGGGAAGCCTTCCTGCCTATTCCTCAGCGGGGGAAGCCGCCGAGGTCTGAGCGGCCTTGCGAGCCGCGTGCGTCTGCTTCAACTTTGCCGATAATGCGGCACGCTTCTCCGGCGACCAGCTTTTCTGTGCTGGTGGCGACGCTTGTGGTCCAACGAGCGCACGCAGGACCTCGAGCGCGTCCGGGTTCTTGAGCAGTTGAGCCAACGTTTCCAGTCCACCGCTACCCTGCCCGGTGACCTGTTTGAGCCCACCGACGATGCCCGCGACAATCGCCTCCTGGTCCTTGCGGTCATTGTGCATGACTTGGATGTGCTGCTTGAGCGCTTGCGGAGTGGGAAAGTGATCCACGCCGCAGTATTCGCACGTCTGCACGCCCGGTAGCTCCAGACCCTCGAGCTGCGGGAACTCGACCGGTTTGGCGCCACGCCAGCAAGTGGCCCGGTGCGCGAGATGACCCTTGCGACCGGTCTGCCGCCCACACGTTGGCACGAGCGGAGGACGCAGGTGGAATCCGTTGGCGACTATCTGGGCAACCGACATCGCCTCGGCGCCGCCGCTCTGAAACAACGGCTCGAACGGATGCTCGACGTAATAGGCGTTGAAGTCGTGGTAGCCGTACTGGTGCAGCGCCTGATAGCCTCGGCGAAGCTTCTTGGATTCCTCGAGGCCCGACCAGTCGCCGGCGGCGATCCAGCCGTCAGTCAAACGGTAGTAGACGTAGCCAGCGTTGGCGTCGTCAGCCTCTACCGCGTTGGGCTCGGCTGTCGAAAGTGTGGTTGCCATAACTTGTGGGGGTTGCCTTCCTCGGGCGGAATGTATTCGGTGACCAGCGTCGGCCGGTGGAACGTGGCGGCGAACTCCCACTCGACGTAATCGGTCAGGAAGCGTGCCGTGTGCTGGTCGAACTGGGGCAGCGTGGAAATCCGCCAGGTGTAATCGTCGGGTGGAGCGAAACGTGCCGATGGTCGGCCGGGCTTGCGTCTGGGAGTGTTCGGCCGCTTGCCGAAGCCTTTCCGGGGAACGACCGGATACGGGCCGGACATCGGAACTGGATCAGGTGAGACAAAGACCCAGTCCCGACGCCCGAGGTCGCGAATCATGCGTTCGAGGCCCTGCTGTTTGGCACGCTGGACCTGTTCACCGCTCGCGGTCGCCGGTGTCCTGACGCGGTAGTACATCACGTACAACTTGCGTCCATGATCCGCGCGTAGGAGCAGATTCGGACTCACTTGATGCACTGGAGCCTTACAGACCAGTTGATCGAGTTCGTGGTGGCAGCCGCGAGTTCGTCAGCTTCCAGCCGTTCGAACATGCCGTAGATCGTGTCCATTGACACGATCCAGGCGAGATCGAGTGGCGAGTACCACGTATGGGTGGTTGGCTCCCGCTGGATGGCCTTGAAGTAGTGGGACTTCGACCAGAACGCACCTGACGCATTCGGCGCCGTGCCGGTGAGCAGTTGCGATTCGTAACCGTCCGCGCCGTAAATCTGGCCGATCTTGCCATCTTCGATAGCAGAACCGTCCTCGGCCGCGCCATACATCTTGTTGACGAACTTGTCGAGCTTGAGCAAGCCCGAGTACGTGGCTGGGGGGACAGCAAAGTACCACGGCCGCGGCGCCGCGTTGTTCCGCAGACTGGTGCGCGCACCGAGCAGGTTGTCGTCAAGCAGTTCCGAGGCGAGCGTACCCTGGGTGAGCGTAGCGTTCGTAGAGAACAGTGACCCGGCGTCCACGTCCTGCTGGCGCGCCAGCGCATAGGCGCCCGCCACGGTCGTCTCGTTACGAATGTCGTAACGAGACTGAATCTCGGCGATATCCTCAATCTCTTGCGCGATGGCACGGTGACCGTTGGTCATCGGCAAGACGAATTGCTGCTGCGTCTCGGTGATGGCTTGAGGCGTGAGCGCGGAACCCGCCGCCTTCGCGTTAGCGGTCAGGTTGTGACGTGACGGAAGATTGATGGTATTGCCGTGCTGGTCGACCAGCGACGATTTGTCGTCGAATAGTGCCGCGATGACGATGTCCAGTTGGATCGCCCGGTTCAACTCCGGGGACCACACCTGGTCGATATCGAGCGCCGCGGTCGTAATAGTGACGTTGGCCAAGCCCGGGCTCCTTAACTAACGGCGCGCACGCTCTGCTTCCTGCATCAGCTCAGCCGTCATCAGATCAATGTCCGCTGACGTGATGCCTGCCTTGCGAACCTCGGCGGGAGTCATGCGCTGGTACTGCTCCA